TCACCTTCGTCATCAAGGTGGGCGGCGGGTTCCAACAGCGGACCGAGAATATCCACAAGCTCGCGGACAACTGCAATGAAGGGCTTCAGCGCATTGAGCCGAGAGCGGGTAATCTTACCAGCTTTTGCCTCAATCCGCAGCTCCTCCGCAAGCGACTTGACCTCATCAATTTTGGCTTGGTCATTCATCGCCCATGTGACGATGGAGACCTCCCACAGCTTGATTTCCTTCAAGTGCCGGATGCCGTTCTCCTCATCATAGTCAGCAGTGATCGCGTCATATCCAATCGAGAGTTCGTTCAAGACGCCATCTTTGAGCAGCGTCTTGATGTCCCGCCCTCTCTGCGTGTCGCTGATTTTGCCCCGGATATAGAGACCTTTTTCATCTTCACGCAGTTCGAGCGGTTTGCCGATTGGCAGGTCGCAGTCATTGTGCTGCGATAAAATCTTGATGCGGTCAAAATCCTCCCTGATGGTTTTGGAGAACGCGCCTCGTTCGATTACGTCCCTGCCGCTATCGACATTGCCGAAAACGGCGGCGTAGCCTGAGAATTCACCGCTTTCCTCGTTCGCGTCCTCCAACTGGAACACAAACGATTTGTACTCGTGTGTCGGGTTGTCCGACTTCTGACCATGAGCAGAAGTCCGTCTACCCATTCGTGCCATACGGATTTACCTCCTTTCCTCAGAGTTTAGGGCTTATCTTAAAAACCGCCGTAGGTGAGATAACACCGGCAGTTAATAAGCTGTTCCGCGCGTCCATCCTCCGGGTCACGCGGGAAACGCAGACCGTTGGAGAACCGCTGGTCGATGCCGACGGTTTCGCCGTCCATATCAACATGGTCGGGACGCGGGTTTTTCTGCGGCCTATGGTGCCACGTCTTTGTGGCGGCACCGGCAGCCTTCATCATATCGAACTGGCCTGTGGAGAGGGCCGTCGAGGTTTCCTGCCGAGCAATGAGCTTGGCACGAGATTCCGTGCTGCCCATCTCAGACTGGATTTCCTTCTTCAGCTCGATCTGGCTCTTGCCCTCCGAGATACCGCGCGAGATGATGCGGGCGATATTGTCTCTTGTGGTTTGCTCGATGCCAACCACACGCTTGCCGCCATTTACCTTGGCGGCAGACACGAACTCAGGCCGTTGGATTTCCACGAAGCCGTAGGCATCCCCAGCCACCGTCGCGCCGTCCTCATAGGCTGCTTTCCAGCATGGCGTGAGTAGCTGAATCAGCTTTCTGGCCTCGTCTGTCCAGTTGAGCAAGCCGGATGCAATCGCATCCGTGAGCTTTAGCTGGTCCTCCTCGGAGAGCATCGCCCACAGCTCAGGGCTGAACGTGCCATCCGGCAGCAGATACTCCTGTAACGGGAAGAACAGCGGGTCATCGCCGTCGGCTTTGGCCGTGAGGCCAAGAGCCTTCGTGACCGCCGCCCGCTGGTCGGAGAAATGCTTGTTGACTGCGGTCAAAAAGCGCCGCTCATTTTTCAGAGCGGCTTGGTCTTCTTTCCGCAGCATCGCGGAGATGTTTACCCGCCGGCGAGACTTAATGCCTTTCGCATCAGGCATATCCACCGGCTGGATGATGTCCTCTTGGAACATGGCCTGCGTGACCGCAGCGGGGTCATCGCTCTCTGTCAGGAACAGGTCGTTTATGGAGACCTTGAACACATCACCGCCCTTGGTGTCGGGCAGGTCAAGCAGCTCGCGGGCTTCATTCTTTGTAATCAGCCCCGCATTGTAGGCGTCCAGCGCTTTGGCCTTGTTGAAGTCTTGGTCATATGGGACTACCGGGTCAAAGCGCCACACCAGCCCGTCCCCGAACATCGGGAGGAGCTGCTTGTTGATGGCCTCCTCACGCGCCTGAATTCGCGGTGTGAGCACGTTCTTGGCGTAGATGTACTGGGCTGCGTCTGCGGTGGCGCGGTTGCTGTTTTCGGTGATGCCCATAATTTCACGGGGGACACCGAAGTGTTCCAGCACCGCGTCACGCATAGCGATTCGGCTTTCCGTGAAGCCCAGCTCTCTGGTGTCACTCGACCCGAACGCCTTGACATCGACGTTTCCAGTGAGGGCTGCGGCCTTGTGGCTGTTCTCAACGCCCCGGTGCTTCTGATTCCACCGGGCCATGAACGCATCACTCTGGTCATTGGTGGCGTCCGGCATCAGGAACACAAGGGACGGCTCGGCATCGTTATAGAAGAACCGCTTTTGGAACTTCGCGGCGTACTCATCAATCTCCACCTCGTCCGCGATGCTCTCCGCGACGCCGAGGCCGCGGAGGAATGGGTCAAGCGGATTGAGCTGCTTCATCACGAACATATCGTCCACCGGCACGTCCATTGTCAGGCCAGAGGGGGATAGAATCTGGTACGTCGGACTTCCGAGGTATGGGGTCATCTTCACCCAGTACGGCGGCACAGGCCATAGCTCCACGGGCCGGCCATCGTCATCCCGCTCGATGAGCAAAAAGCTCTCGCCCACCAGCAGAAGGTAGATTTCGTGCAGCCGCCAGATGGCCGAACCGGTCATCTCATAGAGCGGGTTCGGCTGGTCCATGAACCGGAGGAAGGGGTGGCTGGTGATTTCCGTCTCCGTGCCATCCGGCTCAACGCGCAGTAATTTGCCCCCGATGTTTGCAGTGTCGCTGGCAATCCTGTCCACGACGGCAAGCCGGGGGCTTTTCGAGAACATATTCAGCCATTCGGCTGTGTTCAAAGTTGGGGGTCTGCTCCAACGTGAGACAAAGCTGCCGGCCTTGTCCGTGTATTGCTCACGAACCCGGCGCTTTCCGATCTCAATGTTAAAAATCCTCATCTTGCACCTCGCTTAGAAGGAGAAGTGGAATTCCGACCTGCGTTCCAGCTCAGAGAAGGCGTCGCTGGTAGCGTCCACCATGTCTTTGAACTTGCTGGCCGGAAAGCTCTCCATCTGGGAAAAGTAACTTTCGTTCCAGTCTCCGACAACCACATCAAAGTTGCCGGCTTGCCACTGGGCGGCAACCGGCTCGGCTCTGGATTCCTTGCTGCCGCTGACTGGCTCTGTGCGAACACTAAAACCGGACAGCAAGCGAACGAAGCTCTGGGCTTGGTCCTTACCAGCTTGTCCGGGGTCTTGCGGGAGCCGCACCCGGACGTTGCCATACTTTGCGTTGTCCACCTCGGCGGTGAGCTTTATCAAGGCCCGCACATCACTGGCAGACAGCCGCTTGTTGATGACGTCGATGATGACAAAACTGCCGTCGGCGCGTTTCCCCATCAGCACACCAGCTGTGTACGCGGGGTCGCCCTTCTCGGTTTCCGGTGATGCCGCGAGGTCCCACGCTCTTACGTAGGATGTGACATCGGCAGGGGCACACGGCAGCATATTGCGTACCTGCGTCCGCTTGAAATAGAGGCCGGCGGCTTGCTTGATTTTCCAGTTACCGTAGAGCAGACGTTCTCGCTCCACGGTAGGCAGCGCCTTCAGCGTTGCCAAGTACGAGGGGTCGCGCTGCATGAGCAGCTTGTTGTCCTGCAACGTACTGTTGATGAATGACACCGAGCGAGGCTCGGCCTTTTCTTCATCAGTTGTCAGGTTGAACTGCTTCCACAAGTCCTGCTTTCTGTCGGCCCAATACACTTTTTCATCCCTGCGGATGAACCATCGAATTTTGCCGCATCGTTCTTCAATGGGGTAGCCGCTGTCTTGGTCAATCCACCAAGATATGAAGTTCGCTACCCAGCTATCAGCGTCAGGGTTGCAGGTCGCCCGGATATACGGCTTTACGCCGCACATCGAACGGTTACGGGACAGCATATAGAAAAAGACGCTCTCCGAAAAGTGCGTCAATTCGTCAAACATTATGAGCGGAATCTGTGAGCCTTGCCAGTCGTACTTGGTCGATTCCATCTCCAAGTGCGAGAACGTAATTGTGGCACCGCTTGGGAACACCCACATCGGCTTTGGGGATAGCTTCGGCGTAGCTCCAAGCAAGCTGTATATGTTGAAGCTCTCGGACCAGAGACCGCCGGGGCTTAGGATTTGCGGATTAGTGCGTCGGAAGGTTACGGCAGCAAACTGCTTGTTGCCGATGTGCCGTAGCGGTTCGAGCAGAAGTGCATAGCTCTTGCCGCCGCCCGCAGCCCCGCCGTAAATGCAGATGTCGGCAGAGCAAGCAAGGAACTTTTCCTGCTTGCCTTTCTGCGGTCGGAACACAACCTTCTCCACGCGCTACTCCACCTCCTCCTTTTCGGGGAGATATACCTGCACCTGCTGGAACTCCAAGGGCTTTCCATCAGCGCCGGTGACTTCGGTCTTAGATACATCTCGCCAGTGTTCGCGCTTTCGGTTTTTGAGCCAGAATATCTGGGCCGTAGTGCTCGGCGGGATGTAACGCTTTTTCGTTCTCAGGTCGCCCAGCTTGGTTGTGCCGTCCTTACTGACCTCGATTAAGCGTTCCTCTTCATCGACGAAGTAGCCCTGTGCTGACTGGTACAGGCTGCGCTCAATCTTGCTGTCAGCAATCTCTTTACCTTCGGCCAGCGCATTTGCGAAGGATTCATGCTCAATCTTCCATGAGCAAATCGTCTTCCGTGAGACGTGCATGGCCTCGGCAATCTCGGCATCAGTAGCACCACGAATGGCGAGCGACCACGCCCAGTCATCATGGAACTTCTGATTGTACACGACGTTTGCCATCTAAAAATCAGACCTCCTACTTACTGTCGAGGTACTGCTGGCAGAGCTGCGTAAGGCCGCTGTACAACGCCTTGGCATCGAGCTGGCCGGAGCCTACCATCGTGTCCAAGGCTTTCTTGATGACCTTGGCGTCCTCGGCGGGGATTTTGGTCTTGCCAATCACCGTCTCGATAGGTACGTACCTCTTGTTGTCTGTCGTATCGACCCAGCCTTCCGCGCACTGTGTAATGTTGCGCTGGAAGATTTTAAGAATCAGCTCCACCGCCGTAGCCACATTCTTGACATTATAGGCAGAGCCGACAGTCTCCTGCGCGTCCAGCCAAGCGTCGTAGTCGGCCATGCGAGCCAGCCACACATCGCTGGACGTTTTCGCGCGATCTTTCGCCTCGTCGATGACCTTCTTCGCCGCATCAAGCTCGTCCGGCAGGAACACCAGCGACAGGGTTTGAAACGTCAGGTTGGCCTCCGAGATGCTGATGCTGGAAAACTTGTCGAGCAACGCCAGCGTCTTGTCATCCAGACCGCTGTACTGTTTCAAGCTCGTGTCCAGAATCTGTTCGTACAGAGCCTTCAGAGTGGCGGGGTCATCCTGACCGGCAATCGCGTTGTGGGAGAGCTGAATGGCAATCCGCTGCTCTTTACTGAGCGGGTCATCCGTGGCAAGGCAGGTGATGGTGGGCAGCCCCACCTCGATGGCAGCCCGTGTCCGGTGGTTCCCGGACAGGCACAGCCAGCGGTCATCGTCATCCTTGCACAAGAACGGGGTGGAGGTGAGCTTACCATCCCGACGGATATTCTCGACCAGCCGGTTGAACTCCTCATGCTTCATGTACCGGGCGTTCGTTTCCAGCAGCTTTATTTCTCGCGGGTCGATTTCCAGTGTAAATACGTTCATCATTCGTCCTCCTTAGCACCAATCTGCGAGTGCTTCTTCTTCCAAAGCTCCAACCCCTCAGCCAACGTCCACTGGCCCATAGGCGCACCGTAGTTGAGCTGGTAGCCGGAGTTGTAGTAGATTTTCGACATATCCGTTTCACCCTCATCGACACCGGGGAGTTGCTTTTTGTTCAGGAGCTGGAACAGCCCGCGATACTTCATACTCACAGGCCGCTTGGTAAAGGCTGTAGTCACGAGCGAACGGATGCGGTGGTTGGTTAAGCGTTCTGCGTATAGCTTTGATTCACGGCTTAGGGCCGCGTATAAGACGAGTTTGGCGAGGCGTTTATATTTGGTGGGGGCGATGGGAAAGTCGCTTAGAAGGTACATTGTGGGCGTCTCTATGTGCTTATCCCAGTTGGACAGAGTGGGAGAGGCTGAGAAGGCGTACACACCAATCAGCTTGTTGTCCACCAGCACCCCGAAGCTCGCAGTCTCGCTGCCGGGCTTGATATAGGGGTTCATGTACTGCGAACGCAGCGCCCGGAAATTCTCGCTTTTCAACGGAACAATCCGCATGGTGTCGCCGATGTCCTCGTCCTTCCCAAGCCTCTCCACCATCAGGCTCGCCACCTGCTGATGCGGGACGATGATGCGGGACTTCGGCGCTTTGGAGTACACATACAGCGGTACGCCCCTGTTCGTGGTCTGCGAGATGCCCATGAGGTAGTCCGAGAACTCCTCCAACTCATCGTTGGTACCGAACATGAAATAATCCCGCTCGGTCAGCTTACGGAACATCTCGAAGATTTTGTCCTTGTCAATCATGTCGTACTCCGGCGGGTCCCACGCGATGATGCCCTCGATGACCTTGAACATCTTCTCGTAGTCGCCGGAGTAGAACGGCGGGTAGCAGACGAAGCCTTGGTCTTTCGGCACGTCATCGACCCAGCCGATGACATCCCCCGCGTAAAAGCTGTCGAGGAACTGGCCGGCCTTCTCCAACTTCGTGCGGGTCTTATCGAACAGCTCCGGCCACTGGTCCTTATACGCCTCGATCATACGAACGTAGTACGGGTTTGGCTTGGAGCCAAGGTACGTGCTCATCTTTGACAGGAGCAGCACACACGTTGCGATGTCCAAGTCGGTTTTCATATACTCCTGAATGAACTCCATCGGGCCTTCGTAGTTCTCGTTAAACCGGGCATTGAGCGGAGCGCCTGAGAAGTACCGACCGAGAAGGCAGGAGTAAATCGTCACGTCGTTCCCGTGCAGTCTGGCGTTGGTCACGCCCTTCAGCATACGCTCAATGGTGAAGTTGCCGGAGCATCCCACGTAAATGTCTGTGCATTTCCAATCGCGGATGCAGTCGCCCATGATTTGCTGAACGCTGTCTGGCAGCGAGCCGTGAAACATTCTCCTTCCTCCTTCTGTATGCAAAAGAAAAACCGCCAGCTTTGAACTGACGGTTTTTCCTGTCTATTCAAATGGAGCGGACTGCCTGAGTTGAACAGGCGTTTCGCTGCCGGGAGCAGCGGGTTCTGTCGTTGAACTAAGTCCGCATGAGCGGCAGGTGGAGCGATAGGCCATCCTGCCGTTTTCGAGAATCAGAACAGCGTGGTCTGCTCGACCGCTGCCTTCATCTTCGCTTTCGAGATTTTGGGTGTGGACGGGTCAGGCAATTCAGGAATCACCTCACCTGTTTTCTCGAACCACCACTTGGCAAACATCGTCCGGTGGCACCAGTCGCTCTCACCCTTTCGGACGTCCTCGTAGCACAAGAGCACGATGTCCTTGTCGGGCTGCTCGCAAGCTGCAAGCAACTGGCGAATATGCTGGACGCCGAAGTAATCCAGCCGACCACGGTATGCTGCCTCATACGCGGCCTTGTCGTTGTCGTACTTCCCATAGATGCCTTTCGGCATCAGCTCGCTGATGGCTCCCGCGATCTGGTAGCCGATGTTCCAGCGGGGACTTCCGACGGAAATGCGAATGGCCGTGTATTTCCCGGTCTTCAGCTCCGGGTTTGAGAATCTGCTTGTGTAAATCATCGTATCAGCACCTTTCTGTTTCAATCAGCGCCCCTGAAAATCAGGGCGTCGCTCGGCATCCGAGCGTTAAGGAGGACAATCCGAACCGAGGCGGATGCCGAGCGTGGTGCCTGATACAGACTTTACACGATACCATTTTAGCACCGCCTCTCTGACAGGTCAATGACAGCTTTGTGACACGAGCGTCACTGACGTGATTTCCGGGTTGTGCTCCTGCATCCATTCGCCCAGCGCATACAGCACCGTCTCGCATGACACGGGCAAGGCGGGGTTAAACTCGACGCCCGCCATCCGCATGGCGCTCACAGCCGCGTTCACTTCACCATCGACGCCATTCGCTCTCACACGGACCACTTTCATCTGCTCGCCGTGGTCGGAGTAGCTTTTGAACAAGGCGTGGGTGAGCGGGTTTCCCGCGCTCACAGAACTGCCTACGGAAAGCTCGGCCAGTGTGATTTTATACCCGCCGGGGACTTCCCCAATCAGCGTGTACGTGCTCACGTCGGTGACATACTGCGGAAGCGCAGTCGTTCCGTCATACGGCTGGGGCGCGTAGTTCTTAATCATCAGTCTCACATCCTTTTGTTTGGGTTGGTTTCTACTCTTATATTATACCACGATAGCGTGGTTTGGTCAAGTGAATTTCAGAAAATTATTCTTAAAAAATCACTTTTACTCGAATTGGCCGGAAGACGTGCCGATGGCGTCGGCAACGTCTGCTTTGGTCGCGTTCTCAATCTCCACGGTGCGGTTCCCATTCTCGAAGGTGTAAATCTTCACGTTCCGTGTGTTGCGGATAGCTTTGATCGCGTCCACCAGATACTTCAGCACGACAGCTACCAGCGTGGTGAACCCGAGCCAAATCCAGAAGCTCGAAAAGATAAATCTCAGCGCGTCCATCATTCTTCTTCCTCCAATTTCAGCCGAGCTTCAAGCTCGGTGATGCTCTGCAAAAACTCCATGCGGCAGGACAGATCACTGTCCTCGACCGCCACACGGAGGCACTTCAGTGCATCCGCAATCGGCGTGTCAAAACTGTACTTTTGGAAGACCACGCCTCTCCGGTCCTCCGTGGTAAAAATCTCAAACGCATCGCCTTCACGGATGCCGAGGTTCCTGCGAACCTCTTTCGGAACAACAACCCTGCCGAGGTCATCAATCCGACGAACTTGTCCAGTTGCTTTCATCTCGCTGCTCCTCCTTTACAGCTCATATTCTTTGTGATGGGCAGTCTTGCCCTTATACCGAACCGAAGGCTTGACCCAAACCGTCTTGCCGGACTTGTACCGGCGCAGGTGGCCTCGGACGTTGACCTCATGTTCGGGCTTGGTATACTTCCGCTTGGCCTGTTCAGGCTTTGGCAGGGCGTCGGGGTCGAACTCAGCCAACGTGTAGAACCGCCGGATGAGCGGCTGCACCCGCCGAGCCTTGCGGCCTTTCTTCTTGGCCTTAGCTGGCCGATGCTCGACGCGCTGCTCAACCTCGACTACCTCGCGGTAGTAGGCCATAAACAGCATCAGCGCGTGGTACTTCAGCGCCTCTTTCTCTGGCGTCTTATCGTACCGGAGCACGAGGTCGAGCGCCAGTTGCTTCGGTTCCGAAAGCCCCGGAGCTACCCGGCGGTTGGCAATATCCATCTGCTCCGGGATGTAATCGAAGATGATAGACGCTGGAATGTTCGGCTGGACCGTTGGATAAATCGCAATTTCCACCACGCCGCGCGTGTTCTCGAACGTGAACTCAATCTGCTCCTCGCACAGTTCCACCACACCGGATTCCATCGGCGCAAGGAACGGCTCGCGATCCAGCCAGTGTTTGTTCTCATAGTACCAGTCGAGAACCATCTTCATGCGAGCGTTGCTCTTGACGATGATGCGGTCAGCGGTCTTGCGATTTACCATCACTCAGCCCTCCTCTCTGTCAGAATTGGCACGGTGCTTGTTCAGCACAGCATAAACATCCTTGGCCTTATACCACGCCTCATTCTCTGACACTGCGCCGGAGACAAGCTCTCCGTTGGAAAGTCCGTACCATTCGAGGTCTTCAATGTCGCTTATCAAAGCGTCGAGCAGCCTGTCTTCTGAAAACCCATATTCGGTGTTCAAACCTGCTGGAATGCCGACGCTGGGGTTCATCTTTACCGTTCGGAGAATCAGCATCACGTCCTCACGGGACAGGCTCTTTTCCTTCATGAGCGAGATGAGCTTGTCCAAGTCTTCGTCTGTGCCGGTAAGCACAAAGCGGCGCAGCTCAGTCTGAGCTTTCATCTTGGCTCTCCTCCTTCCCATCAGCTTCTGGTTTCGGCATATAATCACTCGCCAGACTTCCGGGTTTGCAGTGCCAGTGCTTTTCACAGCACCACGGGACAGTCCCAATAACCGACGTGTAGTTGCGGATGCCAAACCTACACGTCGAGCAGATGTCGATTTGCTTCTGCATCTCACTTCACCTCCGCTACGAAGTCGTTGTTCTCATCGACCCAAATGCGCTTGCGCCCGAGCTTGGCGATACGTACCGCACCCGCCAGCGGCTGCACCGGCACAGGCGGCTCTGGCATCGGCATCCAATAGGCGACGTCCCGGTTGCCTTGCCACTCTGCCGGCCTAATCGCGCAGGGTGAGTAATACCGAGCGGTGGTCACTGCGCCGTTCTTCGTGCAGACGAGGTACGAACCCTCCTCCGTGGGCGGTTGCTTCTCGGCATCTACCCAGTCACAACGGAGAGCAGCGAGCGCAACGTCCAGAGCATCCTGTAACTGGTTCATGTCCGTGTCAGATATATCATCCGGCAGGTAATCCCACCACGCTCCACATTCGAGAACGTGCGCTGCCTCTTTCCGCGTCATACTCATGGTTCACACCTCGTATACCTGCGGGTCCTCAGTGGCATCAACGCGGCGCACAATCACGGACGAGATGCCAAACGCTGTGCGGGCTTTCTCGGTCGCCTCCTCGATGCTGTCTGCGAGAATAACCAGCGTTTTGCCGCCCGTGTACATCCTGTGAGCGCGGTAGAGGTGCTTGGCGATAATCTTATAGGCACCCTCGTTACTCAGCTTAGGAGCGGGGGTTTTCCAGTTGGCGTACAGGGTATTCAGCGAGGTGTACGGGCAGACCTTCATGCGGTCTTCACTGTCATTCCAGCTCACCCAGATGTGGCCCTCCGCGCAGAACATCAACACGCGGTAGGTCTTGCCGTGGCGCAGCCCCATCGAGCCGTCCTTCCCGATGAACGTCATCTCCATCGGATTCACATACTGCCGTTCAACAATCATCTTCTCCAACCTCCTCATCAAGTGCATGATGCGCTGCCATCTGCGACGGATAGCAGTCATCGAGATACACCACCGGCAAATCAGCGTCATAGTCCATGCAGGTGTCCCGGCGGTGGTAGTCAAGCAGATATTCCAGATCGCCGTGGTCGTTCACATACGGGGACAGAATTGCATAACCCGCTACTTCCGCAAGGAACACATACCCACCGACCTCATGCGCTTCACCATCTTCATCGCGCTCGACAATCCAGACTTCCTGCCCCGGCTCAAAGTGCTTCTCTGACGCGAACGCCGTGGTCAAAATGCGGTTTACGGCATTGCGGGAGAATCCACTCTCCGTCCCGTAGTCAGGCCCGTAATCAGCCAGCACATCAGGGTCAGCGTTATCGAACGCGGCTTGCACCGCGTCTTTGGAAATCAGGCTCATAGCTCAATCCTCCTCTAAACTCGCCAGATATTCGGCCACGTCATCGAGCGACTTGAAAAAACGCTTGCCCTCGAATCGAATCATGCTGCTGGAATGCTTGGCAAGCTCCAAAACAAATTCCCCTCCGTGTTTGAGCGGCCTATCTTCTACCAGCATCTCTCGTTTGTATTCAGGCAGAAATTTCACTTCTGCATTTGGAAATTGTTCTGCGTGTCGTTTCTCAACAACAATATGCACACTCTTAGGCAAAGCCCTTATTACCGCTCCATTCCTAATCATAAGAGATTCAAGCTCGTGTAGGGTCATTTCAATCCCTCCTGTTCGCGTAGCGGATGATGATTCTGGCGGCTTGTCGCAGGGCGCGGGCCTGACGGTCAACCAGTCCTCGCCCATCAGGGGCAGCTCGCCGTCATGGGTTTTCTTCTTCTCAGATTCAGTGCAGAGCCGCTCGCAGATGTCACCGTCGTAGACCTCCGCGCAGCCGCCGTAGCTGTACTGCTCCCAGTTCTGAGCGCCGTTCAGCAGGTCGGTCTCTGCGACCTTCCCGATGCGGACCGAATCATCGGTGATGTGCAACCGGTCTACGTAGTCATCGAACATCTCAACCGCGTAGCCCTTGACGCCCTTGTCCCAAGCGGACCGAGCAGAGTGTGCGGCGATGTCCTTCTTGATGTCAGCAATACGCCTCTGCATAACTCACAGCCTCCTCTTTGCAGTCCTTGAAGTAGTCATCGGCGAAGTCGTGCAAGCAGTCTTCGTGGATGAGCTGCCCGTCGATGTTGTACACGGTCTCGCCCTCGTAAATCTCGCCGCCGCAGTAATCGCAGTAGGCGATGGGCTTTTCCTCGGGCGGTTCAAGCGGACGTTCCGGCAGATACTCAAACATTATCGCAGCCCTCCTCCAATCGCGTGCTCCACCGAGCAGCTTTCTCCCGAATGATACGCGCGATCTCCTCGCGGTCAAACCCGAGTACCGCCGCGCAGAGCAGGACATCGGCGAACTCCTCATTCAGATTGCGGGACGCATCGCCGGTGGTCATCGGCGTCGGGTTGCTCTTGTCGAGCGTCCGGCGCATCTTCAGCGCAGCCTGCGCCAGCTCTGTGGCTTCCTCAGCCAAACCTGCCAGCAGCTCACAGCAACCGAGCAGGGTGTTGATACCGGTAATCTCAGCGCCCCAATCTTCAAGTGCCTTCTCGATAGGCTGCTTGTCAAATTCAATCGTTTCCATTGCTTACAGCCTCCTTCTGAGCATCTGCCGCGACTTCCGGCTCAGGCAGCTCGCCAAGCATTACCAGAATGTGCGCGTGAGGGATTTTGTGCTTTAGCCCGTTGGTGATGAACTCGCGCTCGGCACAGCCCTTCACCAGCTCGTAGAAAGTCGAGAACTTCACGTCCACGCGGTCTTCAGCGGCGAACGCATCAAGAATTCCCATAGTCTTGTCCTCCTTTGCAAAATGAAAAAGGCCCGCATTTCTGCGGGCCTTTCGGCATATAGGCAAATTCAGCTAACTATCAAGATAGCCTGCCGGATTTGCCTATATAGACCCGCTACTTTTTTGCCCTGCCATCATCAGGCCGGGTAGGGCAGCTCCCGGCGACGCCCCGCTGGGCGTTTCGGCTTCACGCCATATACTCAACTTCTCTTGCCGCCTGCATCTTGCTGGCAATGATGTCACCGCACTGCTCGATGTAATCGTCCAGCTCACGCCACTTCCGGTAGTTCGAGGTCAGCTTCTTCACCTGTTCCCACCGGTCAAGGCCGTCCAGAGACATCAGCCTGTCGAACATCCACTCAGTCAGGACGGCATAAGCCACGAACTCATTCCCGCGCAGGTCATCCTGAAACGCTTTCTTTGTGAGGTTGGTGCTCGCCACACAGGTCGTGTTCTCGGAACCCTTGAAGTGCCCAATCGCTGCATACACATAACTCATTGTTCTAACCTCCGCTTTCGTAGTTTGTGGGGTTTGTTTCATTGTCTACATTCTACCACGATAGCGTGGTTTTGTCAAGGGTTTTCGAGAAAATTTTTCAAGAAAATGCACTGGTAGTCGGATTTCTGTCGTACTGAGAAAACCATCCGGGGTTTCAGCAAGCGTCCCCGTGAGGGTGGACGGTCATCACCGTCTTACGGTTGCCGTCTTTATCCTCCCACACCTCCTCGACGCTGTTGTCTGCGTATGCGTAGGTGCCGACCTTCTTCCAGCACCGGGCCTCATCAGCAGCCCGCTTCTCAGCTCGCGCTTGCCGCTGAAGCTCCTGAAGTCTGGCGAACTCCGCCTTCGTGAACTCCCGGCTGACCTCGTAGGTGTCGAGGAAGAACGTGGTGAAGGTGCGCTTCCAGCCGGCGCTGTGCCAGCCGTGTGTCACCTTCTCTGCGTAGGCGATAAGCGCGGTGTCATCGCTGATGGGGCCGAAGCCCCGCTTCTCAAAGACGAAATCTTCGCCGCTGTAAACGGCCTTGCCATTGACGTAACCGTAGACCTGTCGATTCATCATGCTCCATCCTTTCTTCACGCAGCCACCTTGCAAGCGAGCTGATAGAGCATCTCGTGGTCGCTCCACGAAATCTTCTCTCGCTCGAAAGAGCGGTCAATCTCACCGAGCGTATAGCTGCGGTCATCTTCGGAGTTGATTTCCGAAATGAGGGCTACCAACTGCTTGAACGTCTTAATCATCAGGTGTTCCTCCTTCGACTTGTAGGTGGCGTGTTGTTTTTCACTATCATCATTCTACCACGCTATCGTGGTTTTGTCAATAGTTTTTCAGAAAAATTTTCGGAAAATACCACCGACAGTCGAATTTCCGGGTATAAAAAGAACCCGCCTCACTCGGCGGGTTCCTTGGCATTTTGCTGTTTATCACGATCTATCGTCTCTGCAATAGCTCGCATGATGAAGCCATTCAAGCTCTCGCCACGCTCTGCGATGTGAGCACGGATGGCATCAAGATTCAGCTCGCTGTCGTTCCGAACACGGAGCAGCACACGAGCGTATGCTTTCTTGTCATACCGTGCATTCGCGTCGATGTGAGCTTGCGTACTTTTTCTATCCACGTCATCGCCTCCTTGTGGACATTGTACCACATACCACGATGTCGTGTCAATACCATCAGGCTCCATACAGCTTAACCAAGACTTCCACGCCGGCCTTTATCTCGCTCCTGACGTCCCGGCCCACCTGTTTGTAAAAGTCGGGCCAGACCATGCACTCATACGCCAGACGCATCGCATTTCGTTCCTCCTGACCGATGCCAAGCCGGAAGTCTTTTGCGATGCCGAGCGCCTTTTGGTACTCGCCGGCTGCTACGAGCCGTCGCACCGCATCTGACTTTTTCTCCGGCAATGCTGACAACCTCCTTACTTTTGCCTCACGCAGCTCTCCAAGCTGCGTGAGGCTTTTTTATGTTCTCATCCAGCCTTGACGAACCTGTCCAGCAGAGCATCATATAGCTCCTGAAGACGCGGCACCGAGCTTCGACTTCGGCGAGCCGTGATTCCGGCATGGGGGGGGTCTCCTCACTTTCCTCGCTCACCGGCGCAAGCTGGATGCCCAGCGAGATAAGCATGGCGTTCTCAATCGCGGTCAGCTCGCTGTCAGACACATGGCCGCAGTAGTTCCCAAGCCGCTCCACCGACACCGTGGAAATTTGCTCGCAGAGCGCGGTGCTGACACGGCCAGAGCTGCGGATGGTGACATGGGTGGGCAGATCGCGCTTCGGTGCAGTCGTGAGGTATATCACCTCCACGACCTCGCCGTACTTGTTGTTCTGCTGATTCGATACCACCACGGCGGGGCGGCCCGGTCGCTGCTCGCTGCCAACGGCAGGGTAGCCGTTGCCTATGTACCAAATGTCTCCTCTGTTGATGTTCATAATGCCTTCTCCTTTCTCAGTTCCTGTAATCATCGTCGGCGTAATCATCAAACACCACCTCATTGTCAGCGGCTATGGTTTCGTTCCAGCCATATACACCGATGAGCTTATCCGTCCCGCCGTTACCGGCAAAGCAGCCGATGCCGCTGAAGACTTCTTCCGCTCGCGCATAGATTTCGTCCTCATCCAGTTCCTCGTCATCGCCAACCTCGATGGCGACTGACACCGTTACCTCGGTGTGACCGAACACTCTCAGTTTCTTCATACTGCCGTCTCCTTTCGTCTGTTCAATATCTCGGCTCTTATTCGCTCACCCTCAGTCTGAGGTTGAGCGAATGGGTCCCACGGCTGTGTCACCAGTCGATACCCAATCGGCGATCGCCGGTCCACCACGTAGAACATACGCTCATGAGCGTTCAGCTTGCCGTCCACGAACAGCTTGTCGCCGTACACGAAATACTCTGTCTTTACGTGGTATCGTACCTTTGTGTTGCCATCCAGCGTAAACGCGACGCTCCCGGTCTTACCTTGACCGCTGCCCCACTGGTCCAAGAATCTGGGCCAGTAGTAATCAAACCCGCGCCATGTCCGAGCAAGGTATACGCACCGCTCGGCTGGCTCAAAGTCGGAGCATATCACGCCGGTGAACTGATTGCAGTCATAAGTCTTGAACCACGGATGCGCGAACCGGACGGTCACATGGTCTATCCGCTTTTGGCATGGCGTGTGTCCCGGCCCCACATGGCCGAAGAACTTACAGCTTCCGCAGTGAAGGCAATCCACCTCTCCGTCAGGGTACATCGTGCGTCGCTCCTTCCGGTCTCCGGCGATGCCGGCACATACCAGTGCTCATATCAAAATCACAGGGCTGACGCTGCTCGCTGTGTTGGCACTCGTCGCAGAGCATGAGCACCTCTCCGCAATACGGGCAGAATGCCTGATAGCCGTCCCGCTCGGTGTCCCAGCCGTGAATCTCGACCTCCCGCTCGCAGTTGGAGCACTGTTCGGTCACAACGTAGGTGCGCGGCTCCGGCCCGCTGTCTGGCTCCTGAAGCAGCCATGCTCTGCACTTCGGCAGAGTATCGAACTCCTCTGTCCAGGCATGGCCGGTGCTGTTGTCAATTCCGACGAAGCTCTTACCAGCGTCCAGATAGAACAGGCCACGCGGCTCGCGGGTGGCGATGATGCCATCGGCCTCTGCTTTCGTAATCATTCGGATTTCCACTCACGGTTCCTCCTTTCCGAACAGCGCATCTCCGATTCTTCCATACTCCTGCTTGATGCTCTCGAAAGCGGTTTCCCACGCTGGGCCGTGGTCATCCTTGCCTTCCTCAAAACCTGCTACCACGTGAGCAAGCTCGTGCGCCAGAATCTCGACAGCGTTGTTCACGCTTATCATCGCATCAACAAAAACCAGCACCTTGCCGTCATCGTTGAACACGGTCACGCCGTACACCGGTTTACCCGCTTCATCTGGTTGCAGGTTCGGGTCCCAGTACACATCACAATTCTTATCCGGGTACAGGTTCTGGAACGCTTGCCAGACCATAGCGAACGGGTCATTCAGGAATGGGTTCTTCACAACTCATGCACCTCCGTTCTTATCCGAATACCAAGTCGCCGAATAGGGCAAACTGGATAATCATATCGGCGCACTCGGCGTCCACATCTGATGTGTCGATGTAGCCGCTCTCTGCGTCGATGGTCACAGATGCCCCGCTCTCAATGGCAAGAGCCAGCCCGCGCAGGAACTTGTTCAACGTCAGCTCCCACTTATCGCTGCTCTCGGCATCGTAGAGTATGAGGGAGCCGCCACGCGCAATCTGCTCATGGCCGTACTCACCGAGCATTTTGCCAACCGGCTTTGCCGCTCGGCACCAGCCAGTGATGCCACCTTCCAGCGCTGTACACATGATGTCGTCGATGTCCCGCGTTGCCACACGCGCTTTCAGTTCCAGCTCCATCTCGAACTCACGAGATTCGTTCTTCATGCCTTGCATACCTCCTCAAAACTCTCCTTGCTGGCAGAGGCCAGCACTTCATTGCCGTACTCAGTGAGCATCTCCTTGAACCAGCGCTCGTTCTTTTCCAGCCACTTCTCGGCCTGCGCCTCGGTGAGCGCAACACCGTTCTGCTCTGCGGCGGCGATCACGTCCTCGGCGCACCAGCGAACAACACCATACCATCCGGTCTGCTCGACGCTGGGCGCGTAGTGCTCCATCATCTGCTTGACCCGAAAGGACGGAATCAGGCGGGAGCCGTTGGTGTAAATCCGTCTGGCGTCCTCGAACTCATAGTCATGCAAGAACTGTTCCCACTTGCTCGGGAAGGTCATCATCTCTCCACTCATGCTGTTCACCTCCTCTCACCATGTCCGGCGCAGACCCGCCGCCGGCGTACCCGCAATGCCGATGCAACCGAACTCGGAGCAGTCTGGCATATCGTGGTTGTACACGTAGGCGAGCGGCTGCATCTCCTTGATGTCATCGCGATCCTGCGCCCACTCCTCCGTGTAGTCGCTGACATACAGGTAGCAGTCCATCTTGCCAAAGGTCGTATAGCTGCGGACCACCAGATAGACCAGCGCGTTGTTCTGCTCCTCAAACTCACGGATGCGCTTCAGGTCATCACCCTCTGCCCAGTAGAACGCGCCGAAGGGCGGCTCGCTGATGCTGATATAGCCATCATCCTTGAACTGCTTGATGGTGGGCTTGAAGACCCGGAGAGCCTTCATGCGCTCAATGGCCTCGGCCATCTTTTCTTCTCTCGTGACGTTCATGCTCTTTCCTTTCTCCCCGTTCAGCCGATAGGTCAGCTCTCACAACGCTCAGGCGACTTTCTTCACCAAAGCGATTCGCTCATACTCACGGTTGCCCCGACCCAGCACAAGCTCTCTTGGATAGGTGCAACCCCGCTGGATGTCCGGGTACTCATAGCCCTTCAGGAAGAACGCATATGCTTGGCTGTCAACCGTCCAGTCAACGCCATAGACCCGCTTCAGGTAGGTGTGCGCCAGACGTTCCAGCCGCTGCTCGCTCTCGAAGTCGCAGCACCGACCGCAAATGTCATAGAGGTGCTTGGCCTCCTTCCGCATCGCGGCGAGCAGCTCGGCTTTGGTCGGAAGGGCAAACCGCTTGCGGTCGATGCACTTAACGAAGTCTTCCTTGCTCAGCTCTGTTGCCATATACATCGGTTCAATGACGCGGTTGTAGTCCTCGAAGGAAACCTCATAGCCGGCCAGCGCCTCAAACTCATGCTTCATCATCTTCATCAACCTCCGTGGTCTTGTGATTTGTTTTTCACTATCTACATTCTACCACGATAGCGTGGTTTTGTCAATGGTTTTTCCGAATATTTTTCGAGAAAAATCACCGACAGTCGAAACATCACACCAATAGGTAACACATGAAGTTCTCGAAGTGGTCGAGGCTGTACCAGTTGTCCGCCTGTCCGACCTCGATAATCTTGCACCACAGACCATTCAGGTCTGCATCATACTCCGTCGTGTCCACATCGAGATTGTGATGGAGGCAGTACGCTGTCCAGAGCGCCCGGAGCTGGGCGCGGTAGCGTTCATCCGAGAAGTCGCCCTCAACAATGAACACTTTCATGTAACCGAACTCAGCAGTCCGGTTGATGGTGGCGAACTGGCGCTCGATGTACTCGGCGGCGTCCAGATACCCGCCAATCTTCAGCTCTGCAATAATCTTCTCTACAGTCACCACCGCTCACCTCCGTTTCACGTCCGCAACGAAGTCCTTGACCGTGCGGCTCACAGCCCAGTAGAAGTAGGGGAGCAGGAGGGCCAGAACCTCGCCGCCCACTGCGAAGTAGCCGCGCTGGGCATAGGCATAGTCAGCGCCGAGGCGGTACAGCCAGATGCCGAGCAGGGTCAGGATGGCGTACTTCACAATCGTGCCGGCGTCCGGGCCTTTCTTCTTCCGGCGGCGTTTCTTGCGCTTGGGCCGAGCCAGATAGGGACAGCCCTGCCCCATGTAGTGCTCAGTCGGCTCCCAGTCGGAAAGTACGATCTCGTGAAGTTCGTCACACCAGCTATCGCTCTCACCGATATATTGGCAATGCGGACACTTATCTGGATTGCAATACACGGTCGCTCACCTCCTCAAAATACTGAAACGCGCAGTCATACATCAGCCGCCCAGTGAGCTGGTCGTAGAATGTTGGACAGTGCCACGTCCGGTCGAACCGATGCTCTCTGCACCACTGCTCAATAACCCGCGTTGACACCGGCGTGACATAGACGTACAGGTCAGATTCGTGGTGGTCCATCTCGGAATACGGATAGCCCGCTTCCAACAGCCGTATCATCAACGGCTTGTCCTCTCGCTCTAACTTCTGCCTAATGCTTTTCGGGATGGGACCGGGACGGTGCCTCGCCGCCCAAGCCCGCTCCCTCTCAGCATTCGTCCGGTTAATGACCCGGAGCAAAGCCGCCGCCAATTCCGGTCTCTGCCCATCCGAACTTAGGTGCTTGTAAATCTCGACCAGCAGGTCGAACTCTTTGGCCTGAAGCGTCATTGCGAAACAACCTCCTCTCTGTAATCTCCGAACATACCGTAGTAGTCATCGCCGAACTCGGACTGGCACAGCATGGAGATGCCGGCGTCACCCATCTCGGCTCTGACGCTTTCCAGCTCCTCCGGGCTGTAGAAGTCCAGCAGAGCGAAATACTCATCGCGGATGTCCTCGGGAATGCTGTCCATGTCTACCTCGCCCTCGTCGAAGTCATCTTCTTCGGCGGGGGCTTTCGCGCTCCCAAGCCCCCGGTAATCCCAATCGTCCCAGTACCGGTAGCCACCCCAGCCACCGAGACCGCCACCTCTGCGGTAGAACTTCCGCTCGATGTACTCATACTTCGGGAAGTCCGGCTGCGCAGCGTCGGCCACGATTTCGAGGACCTTCTTCACCGTCGCGTTCAGGTGCTTGCGGTTGATGTACTCGTGCTGCGTGTGCGCGTTGTAGTAGCCAGACGAGAGGTTGACCGCCGCCACGCCCAGCTCCGGCGCGACGTAGGAGATGTCACTGAGCGAACCACACTGCGTCTCAAAGCCCTTGCTGGTGATGTAAGCCTCGAACTCCGGGTTGTCACAGTCGTAGTACACCGCGTCGTTCCGGCCCTTCCGGTCAATCTCGACAAGCAGCTTCAGCTCATCAAGGCCCTTCGGGGTCTTGCCGGCCTCGTGTCGGGAACAGAACGCTTCGGCCCCGACGCAGCCAATCTCCTCATCGCAGGTGAACAGGAGCCACGGCTTGACCCGCGACTGCTCATAGACGGCGGTCAGCGCATAGACACCGCACCGGTCATCACCGCCGATGCCCTGCGGGGACATCAGAATGTTCCCGTTCCCATTCTTGCAGATATGCTTCACCGGCTCCTTGTGAACCGTGTCGAGGTGGGCCAGCAGCATAACCGGCGCTTCTCCACGGACGATGATGTACTTGTTCTTGCAGATGACCGCGCGGTCACGATACATGGCGCACAGCTTGGAGAACAGCTCCTTCTGGGTGGGTCTCAGGTAATCTTCCAACGGTTTCATACAGCTTCAGCCTCCTGTTCCTCAATGACGGCTCCGCAATTCGGGCAGGTGCCGTCGTCGTTCATCTCAATCAGTTCTTCACAATGCGGGCAACGGTCATAATCCTCCACGCAGTCATCGCAAACCATCAGCTCGCCCTGTGGCGTGTAGACCGTGTTCATATCATCGCAGTGATACAGGTCATCGCACTTCTCGCAGTAGCAATAGTCCTCTCGGCAATCCTCGCATACCCACACTTCGTTGCCGTTGCGGTACGCCCGATACATATTATCCCGGCGGTGCCACTCGCCGCATTCCTCACACCGTTCGCAGTATTCATCGCGGCAGCTGTCGCAGTAGTCCACGCCGTCGATATAGCTCACGCAGTCATTCGGCCAGTATTCCTCACACTCATCGCAGTAGGTGTAATACTCATCGCGGCAATTCTCACAGACCGAGATCCAGTTGCCCCGCGAATCTCGGACGTCCCGCATATCGTCCTCATCGAAATAGCCGCCGCACTCGTCACAGCAACAATCCCCGCCATTCTTGCAGTCTTCGCAGTAAAGACCATCGCTGATTGGACATCCGCAGACAATGCACAGGCCGCGAGTGCCGATGTCCAACGGGTCCACGGTCTCCTCATCGCAATCAGCGCGGATGCTGATATGGCCGTCGAAGTTCTCATATGTCCAATCCTGATACCCGCCAAAGCCGTCTCCCGCGACAACGAGGTCGGCCTTATCCCCGATGGACGAGTAGGTCTTCCACAGGTTCGGCACATCTTCCAGCATCGAGATTTCGCGCTGCACCAAATCGCGGTAGAGCTTGGAATCCTCAGCGGCTCCGTAGACACCACCGGCGGTGTTGTACATCCTGCTCTGCAACAGCAGTCCGCTGCCGGGCCGGTAGGCGAACACCTGCCGCGTGGTCTTCCGGTTATTCAGCGTCTCCGGGTCCGTTGGGTCGGCCACGGTGAACACGATGAAACTGGTCTCGTCCCGCGCATAGCCGGTGCAGCCGTTGTTGTAGTCGTACTCGGTCGAATTGAACGAATGGCAGCTCGTGAGGGTCGCGCCTCGGCTGTCACGCTTCGGATTACTCATCGTGATGAAGTGCGCCGGATTGACGCTGACGAACAGCTTAAAGCCAATCTGCTTGGCACTCAGCTCATCAGCGAACTGGGCGTACAGCCGCTGGAACTCGCTGCCGGCGGTTTCGTCCGCAACACCCAGCGCCACACACAGCGATTTGAACACGCGGCTCGGCTTCTTCGTGGGCGTGTAGGCTTTCGGGGCCAACTTCCTGATGGCCTCGATGTAACTCTCCCTGTCGCGCTCGCTGGCGTCCGGGTTCGAGAAAAAGCAGATCGCTTTCAGAATGTCGTTGTAGTCGTAGTCCAGCGACTTGAACGGCTTCTCCAAAATCTGCATCGCCAACCGGTGAATCCGGTCGTAGTCCGGGTCATGCGTCCGCGTCCCGTTGATGACCAGCGCGTCCAGCTCCTCATTCCAGACCGGAGACTTGCTGAACAATTTCCGCAAGCCTTGCTTTGCGTAGCTGCTGTCGGCTGCGAGGCGATATATGAACTCGTCCGTCACGTCGTCCAACACATCTGTCTGGCTGGTATGAGCGCCATAATCCCGCAGCGCCTGACGAATATTCCGCTCGGCTCTGCTGATGACCTCCTGCATTTCCATGATGTTGTCCTCCTTCGTTTTGCTCAAATCCAGCAGACTATTGAGATGGCCTGCTGGACTTGCCTATTCGACTTATGTTCTTGTTGTTTCCCTATACTCTCATTCTACCACTTAAAGTCGTTTTCGTCAAGAGTTTTCGGGAAAAATATTTCAGAAAACCGCGCTCATGCCACCTTCTTTCTGGACGTATTCGCCCACCACTGGTCGATGAACACGACCTGCTCAGAAATCTTGTCGGCGTACTCGCTCAGGTCTTTGACCTCGCAAAGTTCCGACTTCTTCCGGCTCTCAACCGTGGTTCCCATGAACTTGATAGCGGTGACAACGTGGTCATCATCGAAAACCAGCGCACACACCATGCAGTTCCGGTAGTTGATGAGGACGCCGTGCTTCACAGTCTGCATCTTGACCTTGCCGTCATCCCGGCCATCCATGCCGGACACGATGCACTTCACAACGCTCAGTGCGACGTCTTCCGGCTTGCTGGGGGTCATGTCCACGCTATTCAGGCGATCACGCTCGGCCAGCTCAGTGATGGCGGCGTCGAGGTTCCAGAACCCGGCGGGAACGATGGCCTCGGACTTGACCTCCTCAACCTCAGCCTTGACGTTCTCCTCGTACTCAGCGCGGCTGATGACCTTCATCTTGCCATCCACGGATTTGTAGTAGCGGGGCTTGCCGTTCTTATCGGTCTTCATCATGTACTCGGTCATGGTCTTTGTCCTCCTTGACTTCTTAGTTTGTGGGGTTTGTTTCATTGTCTATATTCTACCACGCTATCGTGGTTTTGTCAAGGGTTTTCGAGAAAATTTTTCAAGAAAATGCACTGGTAGTCGAGCGGGAGGGCAAAAGAAAAGCCCGCCTCCCGAGAGGCGAGCTTGCCAGCTATACATCAAAGCCGAGAAGCCGAAGCTCCTCATCGGTGAAACCGAGGGACCGAAGGTAGCTCTCAATTCTCACCGGATCATCTGTCAGGTCCAGCGCCAAATCAATCAGGGCGCTTGCCAGCGCCATCAGACGCTCCCGCGTCATCATCCTGCCCTCCTTCACGGCAAGGAGCACATCGCAGCACCGCTGCCCGCAGCTCTCCGAAGTCAGCCCGTTCTGGGCCGAGCTTCAGCAACGAGTTCAGGCCGATGGACTTCTGCTCTCCGCAGTGCTCGTCCAACACTTCGGTGGGGAGAACATAGAACGCCCAGCTATCCAGCCGCATCGGGTCAGCCACCGCCGGGTCCTTCTCAGTGAACAGGCAGAAGACGTACACGTCTGACTGCCGGCGCTGCTCACCGGCCCAGCCCCCTGTGGCCGTCCACCGAATCGCCGGACGGATGCTGAACTTGATGTCGGACGGTCGCGTCTGCTCCCACGCTTGCAGGTAGGAACAGCTCTTGACCTCTACGCGGATGCTGTCTCGAAACGTCAGGTCCCACGGCTCCCAGTTCACCCTCGCTTCGGAGAGGTCGATGCCCAGCGCCGCCGCGACGATGAACTCAGCGTAGCTGCCGCGCAGGGTGTTGTCCAGCAAGTCCGAGAAGCCCCAGCTCCAAAAGTCACGGAGGCGCAGCCCCGTGTCCTTGCCTCTAAATTTGATTGGCTCATCGCCGGTCTTCCGCATTGCCATCCCTCCGGTGTCCAGTTGCAGGTTGAAAACGACCTACGGTTATTATACCTGAACACCGGGAGACTGGCAAGCCGGAAACCGTCTTTAAGGTGTAACCTTTGCTCTTTTATGCTTCCACGAGCCGATGGCCTCGATGCCGAACAGCAGCACAGCCATGTCCTCCATCGCCTTGTTGATGTCGCGGTAGAAAGTCCGCTTATCGATGTTCAACTGGCTGGCGATGTCATCCACGCTCATGCGCTTGCTGTCGATGTAGCGGAGGTAGAGAGCCTCCCACCGTCGTCCCTCGTCCGGGTTGAGGGATTCCTTGCACATTGCCTCATACGCGGCCAGCATCTTGTCCACGTGGCTCATCATCAGGCCAGTCTTCCGGCGCATCGAGCAGATGGCGCTGACCTCCAAGGTCTCAGGCGACACGTGCGAGTAGTGGGCCTTCAACTTCCGGTAGTTCTTCATCAACAGGTTAACGTCGTGATACCGGGCGTCATACTCCTCATCGAGAATCTCATCCTTCCGGGCGAGTACCTCCGCTGCCGCTACCTTCACGATCTCGGCGATTTCTTCTGTTCCAATCATGGTCATCTGCCTCCTATCTCCGAATTTTACTGATGCGGACGCGCAGCGCGTTCAGCAGCGCGTTCTGCATATCGCCCTTGTCGTGAAGGGCCTCCAAGACGGCCTCATCCATGCCGCCTTGCACAATCAGGTGGTGGATGACCACCGGATGCTCCTGCCCCTGTCGGTGCAGTCGCTTATTGGCCTGCTCGTACTGCTCCAAGCTCCACGTCAGCCCGAACCAGATGGCGTGATGCCCGCCGCGCTGAAGGTTCAGCCCGTAGCCACAGCTCGCAGGATGGGCAAGCAGGATGTCGATTTCGCCGTTGTTCCAATCTGCCTCGTCCTGCGCGTTGGAGTAGACCCGCACACGCAGATTCGTATTTGCCAGAGCTTTCACCAGCCGGTCACGGTCATGCTGGAAGGCGTAGAACACCAGAGCGTGTTGCCCGTTGAGCTGCTCCACCAGCTCCATAAAAGCGTCGATTTTGCAGTCATGGATATGGACGGCGTTCCGGTCCCCGTCGTAAATTGCCCCGTTGCAAAGCTGCAAGAGCTTGTTCGTCAGGACGCCGGCGCTCTGGGCCGTTATGGTGTTTTCGTCCACCTGCAACAGCAGGTCCGTCTCCAACTGGGTATAGGCTTTCTTGGCCGCAGCGTCGAGTGCCACCGGAATGTCGTTATGTATGACGTCCGGCAGGGTGAGGTAGTCGCTGGCCTTCATGCTGATGCAGATGTCGCTGATGGCTCGCTTAATCATCTCGAAGCTGCCCTCCTTCGGGTCGTAGCTGAAGATGGTCGTGCGGTTTCGCTTGCCGGGAACGAAGTACCGGTCGCGATATGCGCCCAGCGTCCCGCACAGCCGTACACCGCCGTCCAGCAGGTAAATCTGCGCCCACAGGTCTTCAAGGCCGTTGCTGGATGGAGTGCCGGTCAGCTCCACGATTCTGCGAATCCTGCTGCGGACCAGCCGCAGGGACTTGAACCGCTTGCTCTGGGAGTTCTTGAAGCTCGAACTCTCGTCCAGCACCACCATGTCGAACGGCCACGCATTTTTGAAGTGCTCGACCAGCCACGTCACGTTCTCGCGGTTTATCACGTAGGCGTCTGCCGGCGTTGCCAATGCTCTCAGCCGCTGCTGGACCGTACCGAGAACTGGCACGACCCGCATCATCTTCAGTTGGTCCCACTTCGCGGCCTCCGTAGTCCACGTGGCCTCGGCCACCTTCTTCGGCGCGATGATGAGAGGCTTTGAAACCTCCCACCGGTTGTACCGCAGGTCCTTGATGGCCGACAGGGTGATGACCGTCTTGCCCAAGCCCATATCCAAGAACAGCCCTATCGCTGGGTCACTGATGATGCGGTCAATGCAATACTGCTGGTATGGATAGGGTACAAACTTCATGCCTCGTCACCTCCCTCGATTTCAGCAAGCAGCTCCTTCACCTCGTCGATGCCTTTGACCACGCGGGCATCGGCTCCGCGCTTCTGCATTTCTCCGATAACATACCTCTGGATTTTCGTAAGGCGGCCTGTCTCGGCCTTCAGCTCGACGAAGATGACCCGGCCTTTTGCCGTAATGATGATTCGGTCAGGCACCCCTAATGTACCAGGGCTGACGAACTTCAGGCACATCCCGCCGAGCCTTTTCACGCCTTCGACAAGACGCCGCTCAATTTGACTTTCTTTCATCTGAACCTCCTCGCGCGCACGCGCGCGTATAATTTGCGCGGATTAGGCGAATTAGGGAGTGTGTATTTTCTCTACTTCCTCTAATCTCTCTATTTACAGGTCTATTTAGTAGTGAATGTTCCAATGTTCCACTAACTACATAGAGTAAATAAAGAGAACTGAAAAGTTGCGTAGAACAACCGTGTGTCGCGTTTATGAACCAAATGGGGTGGAACATCGACTGGAACATTGCCGGAACAACGGAACATTGGAGGTGGAACATTGGGTGGAACATTGCTCGACTTTCCGCCCTGATTTTCGACTTTCCGCCCTGAACATCGACTTACATTCGAATGTTCCGCGAATGTTCCACTAAATGTTCCGGCTTTCATCGCACCATTTCTCTACGTCGATGCCCATATCAAGTAGCTTTCTGGTGCAGAGCCACTCGGCGTCTTCATCGTCCATCTCGTAGTATTTGACCAGTGCGTCAATCTCCACCGAGAACCGGTCGAAGAACTTCCGCAGCCGCTGTTCGCCAAAGCCGAGCTGCTCATGGAGCACATACAGAATCATCGCGTTCAGCTCGACCTCGTGTTTCCGAGTGTACTCCGCAAGCTGCCTCTCGATCTCCATGTTCATGGCCTTCTTCTCCGCAGACGTGAGAACCGCACCATAGATTTTGCCGCCGGCCTTTTTCACCACCATGCTGATTACCTCCGCGCTCACTCTAAAAGCATCTTAGCCAACTCGACCATATCCTGAAGATGGCAGTAGACGTCAGGGAACCCATTCGCATGGCCCTGCTCCCACGCATACGCCCAGAGGCGCTGGGCCTTGACCCGTGAAAGGTCGTGGCCCACGTCCTCCTGAATCAGCCGGTAGATGTCTTCGAGGATGGCATCGCGGCGCTTGTTCTTCTCGGTGTTGAGCCGCGCCACCTCTGCCTGATAGTCGGCGTTGTTCTTCTCCACCATCTCCCGGTTCCAGCGGACCGACTTCTCCTCATCGAAGATGTGGTCTGCCCGGACCTTCTTGATGCCGGCAGGGACGCAGGACATCCGCTCCATCGCCTCGAACTCGGCGCGGATGGTCTGCCAGCCCTTGACAAGCTCCAAATCGCTTCTCTTGCCCATCAGACGCTACCTCCTTCTCACACCGGGTCGATGTAGACGATGATGGCCTTTGTCCAAGGCAGCGCCTCGAAGTAGGGCCGGCACTCTGCTTCGCTCTGGGGCAGAGTGTCAAACTCCTCGTCCGAAAGCACGTGCTCCAACACGTCGAACACATCATCGTCGCTCTTGAAGTAGATGCGGTCATCCTGCCGGGAGACGATGTACTCGTCCACCTCAGCCGCCCCGAACGCAGCCATGAAGTAGCCGCTATCGTCCCATGCGATACGGCCTTCCACCATCGGGACAACAGGCAGGTCGGGGTTTTCCTGCACGAGCCTGAGCAGGGTTTCGATGTTCTTTGTCATGGTGTTACCTCCCTCTGATGCGCTGGAATCCGCGCTGCTTGCCGCAGTAGCCGAAGCGCAGACTTCCCGGCGTTTTCTCCCATCCGGGTATCGCCCGGAGGATGTCATTGATTTCGGTGGAATCACTGTACCGGAAATCGCGTGGCTGGCCTCCAAAGGCTTCGCACCAAATCTCCAAGGCGCACACTCTGTCGCGCTTGACGAGGTTCACGCTGCCCTCCACCGTGCCGTTGAGGTACAGCCGACGTTTGTCCAGCGACCACTTCGGCCAGTCCTCCGGCACCGGCTGGTCGATGAAGTCAAGGATGATGCCCTCCTTGCTGCTGACCTCGCGGTGGGCTTCCTGCTCCTCCTTCGCTTCTTCTTCCAGCTCACCTGTCAGGAACAGCCCCTCGCCAAACCGCCAGCGCATTACGGCCTCAGCCCAAATCTGGTCAATCTCCTCGTCGAGTGTGTCCCACACGAGCTTCTTGCGCGACTGGACGCCCACGTCTACCGGCCAGAACCGGCGGTTGCCTGTGCGATCTCGCAGGAACATCGCCGTGTTGGTGGTGCCGAAGAACACGCAGCAGCGCGGCAGCTCCTTGACGTGACGCCCGTAGGCCGCCCTGAACCGGTCTGCCCGCAGGGACAGGAACTGCTTGATACGGGCCACGTCCGACTGCCTGAAGGCGTCCAGCTCACCGATTTCGACCAGCCACACGCCTTGCAACAGCTCGCTGGCCTCTTTGCCCTCGAAGGTGCGGATGCCATCGTTGAACCAGCCCTTGCTCATCTTGTCGAGGAGCGTAGACTTGCCAATGCCCTGCGGACCGGCGAGGATGAGCATGGTGTCATACTTGCACCCCGGCGTCATCGCCCGGGCAACCGCCGCCGTGAAGGACTTCCGCGTGACGGCCCGGACGTAGGGCTTATCCTCCGCGCCGAGGTAGTCGATGAGCAGGGTGTCGAGGCGCGGTACACCGTCCCATTCCAGCTTGGACAGGTAGTTGCGGACATCATTGAATTTGTGCTTCTCGCTGTGCAGGGACAGAGCGCCGTCGATTTTGCCATTGCCGGTAATCTTGTAGACTTTCTCGAAGTACCAGTAGAGGCCCTGATTGTCGTTGTCTGTCCACCCCCTTCTTTTGTCAAACGCGCTCCACGGCAGGTCTCCCAGCACTTCGCCGCGACCGGCGAACTCGTTCAGCGCGAATTTGCCCCGGAGGTTCGGGTCATTTTCGAGGATGAGCCAGATGTTGTCGATGGTAGCCTTAATCGTGCCGGTCTGCCTGTTCAGCTCCAAGTCCATCGTCCAGTCGAGGTTATCGCCCTCGCTGGATGAGGCCGCATCGGTCAGGCCGCTGAAATCGCTGACAGCAGAATCGGCCCGTTCCTTTGCAAGCTGCCGGGAGACCCGCGCGTCCTCCACAGCGAGGTTGCACATCGCCGTGTAGGATGGGAGCCTGTTCGTGGGCGTGTTTGGGTCAGCGCCATCGTCGAGGTCGCCGAACTTGTGAAGGCGCACCAAGTCGAAAGCGTTGACCAACCTGCCGCAGCAGGGGTCGGTGGAGTGGTGGCTGTACAGAAACATCCCGTTGTCGTACACCACCGCTCCACCGGTCGTGCTGCCGCCAAGGTAGGTGTATCTTCCTCTGGAATCATCCACCGGCGCGTAGATGCCATCGAGATAGGTGTCCATCGCGCCGTAGATGTCGTATGTCCGGCAGAACGCGCCCACCACGCCAGCCTTGCTGAGTGGGTCGCTCTGCTTCATCGCCAGTTTCTTATAGGCGTTGTCTGCACCGGGGACCTGCGGCCACTTCGAGACGTCGCGCCAGTCCCCGTACTTTTCGTTCATCACATTCAGCAGACCGTCTGCGTAGAGCATTTGCTTGTCGCCGAAGGTGAAGACGTACTCGCTGTCCTTGCAGCAGCTCGGCCAGTACATCAGCCGCGTGGCCTCGAACGTGGTCGGGTCAGCGAACTCAATGCCGATGCAGACGGCCATATACCGGGCCAGCGGCTCGTATTCGTCTGCCGTGACCGTGCGGTCGAGGGGCAGCAGAATACGCAGCCGGGGGCTTGCCGGTGAGTGTTTGCGAGTTGAATAGATGCAGTAGCCGCAGCCGAGCGCGTCTACGCGCTTCAGGATTTCTTCGGTGCCACCGGGCGGGATGGTGTCAAAGTCGAGGGTGATAATTTCGCGGCCTGTCACGGCCCCGGCCTTGCGGCGCGGGCCGGACAGGGTGCCAGCGACGAACCCGCCGATGTCTTTCTTGTCATCCTGTTCAGATTTCCGCAGGGAGAGGTACTCCTGCATCGTCTCCGTTGAGCGGCTGGGGATTCGGAGCTTTTCATAGAACTCCGACAGCATCAGGGTCTGCGGCTGCCAGTTCACGCTCTTTCGGTTATTGCCGACAGAGATTGTAATTTGGCGGTCATTGACCATTGGCTCCGACCTCCTTCCGTCTACCTGTATTTCTTGCCAGTTTCCTTGTCCATGAGGACGATCCGGCCCACGACCTCAAAGCCTACCAACTCTGCGCAGCCCTTCATCACGGGGATAAGGGCGCTGATGGCGGCAAGCCGGTCAGCCTCCTTGCGGCGTTCCTCCTGAGCGATGTTGCTCATGGCCTCGCCGACTGTGGGGTCAGGATAGCCCTCAGCATTTTTGTGTACGAACATGGCGTTAGTCCTTTCTGAAGAAATCGCCAACCCAGCCATCAGCGTTGAGGGGAAGGTCAGGCGCCCACGGAATCGACAGCGACATCAGCCGCACGACTTCATCGAGGTCGGCCTTCTCCGCAGGGCAGTCCACTACCACCTCGTCGTGGATGTGGAACACCACCGGGAACCCGGCGGCCTCCAACCGCTCGATGGCGATTGCAAGGCAGTCACGGGCGATGGCCTGAACGCAGTTCTCCACGAGTTTGCCCCCGTAGGTTTCGAGCTGCGTCCACTGCTTTGTTGTCTGGTTGACGCCGTAGTAGAGGATGGAGGGGCGGCCCCAAGAGTTCTCACCGAGCGAGGGCTTCGCGTAGTAGAGCTTGCGGCGGCTCGGCAGGGTGATGGTGAGGAAGTCCAACCCGTTCTCAATGTCCATCTCACGGGCCAGCATCAGCCCTCGGACGCCCGCCGGATGGCCGGTCTGGATGACAGACACCGCCGCCGATTCGAGCGAATACCAGAGGTCCACAATGCGCTTATTGGAATCCCGCCAGCGGGAAACTATGTCCGGCAGGTCGTCTTCTGGGATGCCCATTTTCAGAGCGCCCATTGCGATGAGCGCACCGGAGCTTCCCTGATAACCCAGCGCCAGTTCAGCGACCTTGCCCTTTTGCCGCAGGGCATATTCGGGGTTGCCCTTCTTAATTTTTTCCAGCGGGACGCCGAACATCTGGCTCGCCGACGCCTCGTAGATTTTGCCGTGGGTTCTGAACACTTCCAGCCGCCACTGCTCTCCCGCGAGCCACGAGATGACGCGAGCTTCGATGGCGCTGAAGTCGGCGTCCACCAGCTTGTTGCCTTCGGACGCCACGAACGACGTGCGGATGAGCTGGGACAGGGTATCAGGCACGGATCCGTAGAGGAACCGCAGCTTGTCCTCCTGCTTGTTCCTGACGGCCTCACGAGCCAGCGGGAGCTGCCCAATGTAGGTGCGCGGGAGATTCTGAACCTGCACGAGACGGCCCGCCCAGCGGCCTGTGCGGTTGGCTCCGTAGAACTGAAGCAGCCCTCGTACCCGGCCATCGCCGCACACAGCGGCCTCGATAGCGTCGTACTTCTTGGTGCTGGTCTTACCCAGCTCCTGCCGGATTTCAAGCATCCGGTTAGCCGAGCCGGTCACAGCGTTGCTTTCCAGCATAGCGGCAACCGTGTCTTTCCGCAGATCAGTGACGGGCGTGTCAGTGGCCTTTTCCAGCCACGTCGAGAGCTGGGCGATGCTGTTCGGGTTTTCCAGCCCGGTGATGGAGATTGCCTCCTGCATGAGCCGGTCACGGGACTGCGCCCCGATTTCCAGAGCGCCGCGCACCATGCCCATGTCCACCGCCACGCCTCTGGCGTTGATGAGCAGGTCGGTCTGCCACTGTTTCTCGATGTCATCCGGCACTGGAAAGGCCGACAGCCGGCGCTCGATCTCCTTCTCGGTGGTGACGTCGCCCAGGCAGTAGGTCTTGAACAAATCCCACTTATCCGGGTCATGCTTCGGCAGGTTGCGGTGCCGTCCACCGTTTGATTGTGTGGGGGTGCAAGGTACACAGAAGTACCGGATGAGCGCCTTGCCTACCGAGAGCTTCTGCTTTTCGGCTGGCAGACCCAGCGCCTTGCCGGTGGCGTCCAAGCCCGCTGTGTAGCCGCAGTAGAGGCCGTGCAGCATCGTGTCCCGCCACTGGTCCACCGGCAGCAGATGACCGTAGAACTTCGAGAGACAGTACCACTCGAACGCGGCGTTGTAGGCGTGTTTGATGTACTCCGGGCTTTCTATGGCTTTATAGAGCCAGTCCGGGAGAACCTCACCTTGCGCCAAATCCACAACCACCACGGGGCTGTCGTTCAGGCTGTATGCGAACAGCAGGATCTCGAAGTCCGGGCTTTGCACATACTTGTAGGCTCCGGCCTTGCCAATGGGAACACTGCTGAAGGTTTCAAGGTCAATGCTGAGATGGTGCTTCATCCTTCCCACCTCTCTCCCGCGATGACCTCCGCGTAGGCGCTCAACTGCTTGCGCTGCTTGTCGATGGCGTTATACCCGCTGGCTGAGATGATGTCGGTAGGCCACTGCTTGCCGAAAATTGCGTGAAACAGCATCCGGCCTTTGGAAATCAAGCTGTCCAGCTCATCGAGGATGTCCGAGCGATACTTGGCCTCCTCCACGATATTGCAGAGCAGCTCCCTGCGCTGTTCCTCCGTGCAATACTTCCGGGCGAGGCGCAGCAGCTTGTTCACTTTCTTCTGCGGGGAGGTGCCAAAGAACGTCCCCACGTTTATCTCAATGTACCCGTTCGGATGATTGACGCGGAACCGCTTCGCCTCCCGAGGGGTATCAAAATCAAACATAGACTTGTCCTCCTTAGAAAAAAGACACGCGACCGCTTATTCTGCGGCCGCGTGTCTTTCGCTTACTTAACCGAAATACGGCTGGCCGGTGAGGGGGTTGATAGCACCGGGCTGGACGCCCATCGGATTACCCTGCTGAGGCTGGCCGCCATAAGGACCGTCAGCGGCACCCCACGGAGCCACACCGTCAGCAGCGGGAGCCGGAGCGGGCGCAGGTGCGGGAGCGGCATACCCGGTGTTGGGGTAGCTCATCTGGCCCGGGGTGGCCGGCATCGCGCCGCCGTAGGCGGGAGTAGCGGGAGCCGCAACCGTCTGGCCTACGCCGGCGAAGTCTGCGGCGGCAGACGCTCCACCAGCCAGAGGCTCACCATCGCGGGTCTTCATCACGTTGCCAAGACCGCAGCCTACGCCTCGCTTGCCGGCAGTGTTGTAGCCGAAGAAATTGATGGTCACGCGGGCATACATACCGCTGTAGATGTCCTGTGGCAGCAGCTCCGTGTTGATGTCGCTCTGGGACACCACCTGCGGCTTGTTCTTCGTGCTGGCAGTGATGACCCAGCAACCCTTGCACTCGGGGCCGTAGGGAGTACCGTTCTCACGAACGCCATCGCCGTCGTGGATGGGGATAGGCAGGACCGGAGGACGGACGCCGCCCCAAATCTTCGCCTGTGCGTCCTTGGCAGCAGCCTCGATGCTGGCGTCGATGTTCGCCTTCACCGCCGTGTCAGTCTTCGGGATGAGCAGCGTGACGGAATACTTCGGGGTCGCGGTGGGGTCGTTGTTGTTCACACGAGGGGCCACGAGGTTCACGTAGGACAGCCGGACTTCACCGGTCAGGACCTTGGTCGGAATGTTGTTGTACATACTGTTTTCTCCTTTCGCTCTGCGACGATTTTCTTCTTCAACGGTTTTCTTCGCCCAAATAACGCCGGGGTCGTTCTCTGTGAGAACCCTCCCGCTGGCGCACTTCACACACTTGATGCGCCAGTGACCTTGATGTCGTTCAAAATGTCCGTACCCCGGCTCCACCCAGTTTCCACAGCAATAGCAGTAGCCGGGGTACTTATTACGAGCCACTCTCGGCGACGCCGGCGAAGTCGGACGCCGCGCTGCTGAATGGCTGTCTGGAATCACTCTCAGGGGCGATGGTAGGCTTGCCCTGCGGCTTGGTTACGAACTCTCCGACCAGCTCCTTGAACTTCACAGTGCCGAGCATCTTTTCAAGCTGTGCAAGGGTCTTCGGCACGCTGTCGTAAATCAACGCGCGGTCTACGCCACTTTCTTGGAGCTTGTCGAGGGCTGCGTCTTGGTCGGTCCAGCAACGGCTGCTGCGGCCCTCCACTACCTTGTAGCCGGGGATGCTTTCGCCGTTGAGCATGACTTCGAGCGCTCTCTTTTTCACGGCCTCATACCACGTCACAAGGTCTTCACCTTGCGAGAGGACGATGCCCACTTCCTCCGGGGACAGGATGGCTACGTTATGGCCCGCAACGCAATCTTTGAAGTCGTCGAAGGCGCTGATGTGCTGATTCGCCTGAGCCTTGCACATACCGTTGGCCCTACAGAACCGGCACCACTCGCCGGCGTGATATTCACCGAAGCCCATGAACGCCATCTGCGCCTTGGGCTTGATGCTTTCACCCCACGCCAGCAGCTCGTCCACGCTGCAAGTCCACCCGCCGTAGGCGTTGATGCGGGGCTGGTCGATGTAAACCGTGACGTTCTTCAGAGCATCACCGAACAGCGGCTGGTAGAGCTTCAGCGCACCGAGAGCGTACAGCATGAGCTGGGGGTTCTCCTCGGGGCTGACAGGGACGCCCTTCCCGTGCTTGTAGTCCGTGATGATGAGGGTATCGCCACCGAACATCACGCAGTCACAGCGACCAAACGCCTCCGGGACGTAATCGGAGATGTCCACCTTGACCTCAAAGGCGATGTACGGTTCATTGGCGAACTCCATCGCCCGCTCGGTCAGGTGTTCCACGTAGGTCTCAGCCGTGTGGAGCATCTCATCATCCCATACCTCATCGGTCTTCAGCTTCTTGATGACACGGTTGTACTCAGCAGCCTTCGCCTTCTTGAACTTCTTCTTGGCGGCGATCTCGCAGACGCTGTGAGCTACCGTCCCTTCGTGGGCGTACTCACTGGGCTTCTCAGGGAGCGTCGCTTCAAGTCGCGGTGCAAGTGGGCAGTTCAGCCAGCGATGGGCGCTGGACGGGGAAAGCAAGGCATGGTCACTCATATCTTCGCCCCCAGCTCTCTCAGGCCGGTAGCGAACGCGCCGAGCTGCTCAGGCTTCAGGTCCATGACGGCGTTTGCGCCGAAGGACATCAGCAGGTTCCGCAGCTCATTGACCTTGCCAGCATCCATGAGCGTCGCACCGGCGGCCATGATTTGGTCAATCGTGTACTGAGGCGGCTGTGCCAGCGGGACATTGGGTGCGGGGTAATTCGGAGTAGCCTGAGCAACGGGACCGGGGCTGGGCAGCGGGTTAGGCTGAACAGGAGCGGCGGGCGCAGGAGCCGGCATCGGAGCAGGTGCAGGTGCAGGGGCGGGAGCCGGAGCAGCAGTCTGAGGATTCGTCATGGGCTGCTGCGGTGCTGCCACCGCGCCCTGCTGGGGCGTGAGCTTCGCGCCGCCCATCGCAGCAGCAAGGTTGTTGAGCGCCCCGACAAGTTCCGGTGCCTCAATAGTGATTCGCATTTCGAGCATGGTTTTGTCCTCCTTAAAAAGTTGTTCAATATTCGCTTCTGAATACATTCTCCCGATTCTCACCGGCCTCGAAGTACAGAAGCTCCGACAGCGGCTGGCAACCGCCGGCGTACCAATCAGATAGAGCTTGCTCTGCTACAGCGTAATCGTTCTCTGACACTGGCCTCGATTGACGCCAGTAGCCGTCAAACTGGTTCGGCGCAGACACGACATCCAAAACTGTATCGCCGCCAAAATTTCCGGCGCTTACCCGATTCAGGATGACCTCGCATACGAGACGCTTGTCCTGCTCCTTGTCCTCATAGCACTCACCTGCAAGGGTCAGGACCATAGCCTCGACGTCCTCATCCGACCACGGAACCTCTGGTGTAGCACTCACCATCGGTGGGGTGCTCGGCTTTGGAGTGATTAACGCATACTGCGTTTTCTCCACAACAGGGTCTGGCAAGCTCGTGTTTTGCCCTCCATCGTTGCAGGACGTGAGAAAAAGGGATACCGCGATCACGGCTACTGCGAGGGCCGGTTTTGTAACTTTGGCTATTTCAATAGTCTGCTGGATTTGAGCAAAACGAAGGAGGACAACATCATGGAAATGCA